TTAGTTGGTGGACATTATCTGGACACTCCCGCGCATAGGGTTAAACCGTATAGCATCGGATAAATAGTCCGGGGCGAAGTGAGCATACGTCATTGTTTGCTCAATAGTTGTATGCCCCAGGATTCGCTGTAGCGTGATAATGTTTCCACCGTTAATCATGAAATGAGTAGCAAAAGTATGTCGTAACACATGAAGCGCTTGTCCTCTTGGCAGGTCGGGTTTTACCTTACGGAGTACATCGCGAACTCGTTCATAGTTAGTGTCAAATAACTTTCCTGATTTGCGCGTAAGGATGTAGTCAGCTATCTCTTGTGAAATTGGAACTGTCCGGGCGGGGCCAGTTTTAGTCTTGACGAAAGTTACACGATTACTGATAACGTGTTCTGCTTTCAGATTACTGGCTTCGCCCCATCGCGCCCCTGTATTTAGGCATAACACGACAACCCTACGATCATCACCAGTGAGTGCCATTAATAAGTCCCGGATCTCCTCTTCTGACAGGAAGGACATTTCTGTGTTTTCCAGGCGTAGTTTACGCACCTTGTGAAATGGGTTTTCATGATGAAACTCCTCCATATCAATCAGCAGCCTAAACATGCTGGACATAGTACAAAAGTCCCTGTTTACCGTTCCGGCAGACACACCATCATGTAGCCTGCTTGCGCGATACTTCATTAAAAATTACGGGTCAGTTCGTAAACTCTGGGTTCGCCCATTTCACGGTTAATCTTTTCTAGCCGTTTTTTGTATGAGTCACCGTAATTATGGTTTTTACCGTGGTAACTCCACCATAGCGCGATCAAATCAGACAAAAGTCTTCTGTCTGCTGGTTTATCCTGCCACTCTTTATCGTGGAAGTTTGTCAAAACATATTTTTCATATGCCTGAGCTTCTGACTTCCTGTTGAATTTTCGGCGAATCCTCTTTCCTGAAGTTCCGCGCGGTCTTACGTCCACTTCATAACGACCATCATCGAGCTTCTTAATCGACATAGCGAAGCCCTCCGACATTCGAATCATTATGTAAATTATGTGCTAATGCGTATAGAAAACAGACAATTAACCAGCCTTCTGGGCGGAGTGGGATGATTTTTTGTCGTCTTGCCCATCAGGGGAGAGAGACGGCGCGATCTGTCCCGCTGCCGGTGCTGTTTTGCCTGTCATCAGCCAAAGTGTATATTTTTCAAACCGCTGTACTCCAACAGCACGTTCAACAATTTCAGCTCTGGCCGATTGATGTCCAGATTCATATTTTTTTACTGTCCCAATAGCGACTCCGGTAAGTTCCGCAAAACTTTTCTGGGTTAAACCTTCGGCCTTACGTATCTGGCGGAGTTTCTCCGCATAATCTCTTGACATGGTTCTTAAATTGCAACTATCATCGGTTCTCGTATAAGAACCTTATTTAACAAACCCTAGAACGCCCTAAGATGCTCTAGGAACCCAAACTGACGGAGGATAACACAGATGAAAGAGCTATCCGAAAACGAGATTTCATTACTGGTGACACCAGAACTTTTTGCTACCTACATAGGTAAAACACCGTCTGCGATCCGAAAAATGGCTTCTGCTAATAAGTTGCCAGTTGTACGCATGAAAGATCCTGATAATCCCTCGAAAAAAGGGGGAGAAATTTATATTCATCGTGGCGAATGGGATGATTACGCAGCTTACCTTGCACAGGCTGCACCGCCTGAGTGGCATAACTGGAAAAACCGCTTATTTACATCTGAACCAGGAATCTTTAAGGAGTGGGCTAAGCGAGTTTTTACGACGAGTAAAACAACAAGCCATAATAAAAAATAATTTTTAATTTATTCGGGATTCACTATGAAAGCGAAATACGCCACGCTTATTCGTAGCCTGTTACGTACCTATCGCGAACAGGCAAGTGCTATTGAGAAGGAGTCATTCTCTGTTCATAGCGATGGTATCCAGTTAATGGAGCTAAATTTAAAACTGGCGAAGTGTCTCGAAGGTATGTCTTTAATGGCCAGGTTTAATAATGAATTTGAGGATTATTGTGAACTTCACGAAATTACTATGATGGCTTTTAACGGGAGTATTCCGGTTGATGATAATATTCCAGGCCTTATTTCACTCGCTTCATGCACTGTAAAAAATAATAAATCTGCTGTACAACTTACCGCCGTTCAACGTTAAGGAAATACCATGAAACATTTAATGATTGACCTTGAGACAATGGATAATAAACCAACCGCTGCAATTACTGCTATCGGTGCTGTTCTGTTTAATCCGGAAACGGGTGAAATGGGGGAAACATTCTATCGTCGTATCAGTCTTACAAGTAGCGTTGATTACGACTGCACGATGGGCGCAGATACAGTGTTGTGGTGGCTGCGTCAGTCCATCGAAGCAAAGAGCGAGATTATTAATGATGCGAATTGTCCGCTGGATACCGCCATATCTGACCTTTTCCATTTTATCTGTGAACTCACTGATGCACATCATTTACAGGTCTGGGGTAATGGAGCGTCATTCGACAACGTTATTCTTCGTCATGCTGCAAATAAGGTCGGCTTGTTAAGCCCGATGTGGAATTACTGGAATGATCGTGATGTAAGAACAGTAAGTGCACTGGCTAAAGCTTTGGGACTGAATATTAATAATATTATTAAGTTTGAAGGCGTCAAACATCACGCTTTATATGATGCTATCCATCAGGCAAAAATTGTTTCTTATGTCTGGACGTACCTCATGAAAATAGCCAGTGTGAAATAATTATGCTGATAGTGACCTCTCATGCGAGTGAAAGTGTCATTAACAAGGCATTTTCAGTACTGACAGAATATTACAACGGCAAAAAGGTTTATCAGGTTATTAAGCCGAATCATTATTTTTCTGTTCATGTATCCTATCGCTGGCGTCTGCTTAGTAAGAATAAGGGCAGGAGCTGGGAATTAATGACGCATGAGCGATATAATAAACAGTATAAAATATAATTTTTGCCTTTCTTCCACTATTCATATCTGGATTATATATGAACGCTACGATACAACGTGACGTTGTGCGCCGCCTTGTCCGTGACTTTGAATTTAAAGAAAAAGATAAATATTTGCAGCAGGGCATATGCCCTGCCTGTCATAAACGTGAGTTATTTACCAGTATTGAGAAACCCTGGATTCTGAAATGTGGCCGCGAAAATAACTGCGGTCATCAGGTCGTTGTTAAAGAGCTGTATTCAGATATTTTTGAAGACTGGTCTAAGCGTTATCAGGACACGCCCGAAACCCCACATGCGGCGGCAGAAGCCTATCTGCGTGAGGCCAGAGGGCTGAATACGGAACCACTGAAAGGCAGTTTTACCCAGGGCGCATTTGTGAAGGATGGTATGGGGTCTGCCACTGTCCGGTTTAAGTTGTCATGTGGTGCCATGTGGGAGCGTATCATTGACCAGCCGCAGCGCTTCGGAAAACAAAAAGCGAATATCAAAGGAAGCTATGTTGGTCACTGGTGGGTACCGCCTTTTATTAACCTGCTGGAAGTGAACGAAATCTGGATCACCGAGGGCATTTTCAATGCACTGAGTCTTTGTCAGGCTGGCTTACCTGCGGTGGCAACACTGAGCAGCAATAATTATCCGCTGGCCGCGCTGGATACACTGGCCAAAGAATTGGGTGAAAAACCACGCCCGCGCCTTGTATGGGCGTTTGATGGTGATAAGGCCGGTACAAAACACACACTGGCTTTTGCTGCGCGCAGTGATGCCGCCGGCTGGAAAACGCGCGCCGCGCAGCCGGTGAAATCATCGTCTTGCCTGGACTGGAATGATTTGCTGCTACGTGACCGTTTCAGTAAATCAGACATAAAAAATTACCGCTATTATGGCGATCTCCTGCTGGCGAAAAGCCCGACTGAAAAAGCCCTTCTTATGCATCAACATAATGAATGGCATTCGTTTTATTTTGAGTATGGCTCACGTATGTACTGGTTTGAGCTGGATCTTGACCGGTACACACGCGCACTGGATCGTATTACCAATACCGGAACCGAAGTCATACAGGAATGGGAGGCCAGAGAAAAAGCTGTTAAAGAGTCCGGATGTGTCACGGAAATTGCCAACTGCTGGCTGACTCCCCTGTATTTCCAGCGTTCTGAACCCACGGACGAGTCCTGGTATTATGTGAAGGTGAATATGCCAGACAGACCGGCTGTGAAAGACACCTTCACAGCAAATCAGCTTACCAGCTCCGCCGAGTTTAAAAAGCGGTTGTTGCATATTGCCAAAGGGGCTGTGTATACCGGGAGTACCAAACAGCTGGATAAGTTTATTCAGATGCGTCTTCCCGAAATCAAAGAGGTTAAAACGCAGAATTTTATTGGTTACAACAAGGATTATTCAGCGTGGTTGTTTAATCGTGTGGCCGTTTGCGATGGCCGGCTGTATGAAATGAATGACGAGGATTATTTCGAAATTAACCATGCAAGCGTAAAAAGCCTGAGTCTTACGCCTGTACTGGATCTGAATCCAAAGCTGAATGAATTTACCACAGGCTGGATTGACGATATCTGGACGGCGTTCGGTGAAAAAGGATATGTGGCGCTGGCGTTCTGGCTGGGGTCACTCTTTGCTGAACAAATCCGCGAACGTGACAAGTCATTTCCGTTTCTGGAGATTGTCGGCGAACCCGGAACGGGTAAATCAACGCTTATTGAGTTCCTTTGGAAACTCGCTGGCCGTGAAGAATATGAAGGTTTTGATCCATCTAAATCGACGGCCGCAGCGCGCGGGCGTAACTTTGCTCAGGTAAGTAACCTGCCGGTGGTGCTAATTGAAGGTGATCGCACCACGGACAACGCGAAACAGCGTGCTTTTGACTGGGATGAACTGAAATCACTGTATAATGGTCGGGCATCCCGCGCAGTAGGCATCAAATCCAACAATAACGAGACATATGAACCGCCATTCAGGGGAAGTATCGTTATCGCACAGAACGCAGATACAGACGGCAGTAAGGCGTTTCTGGAGCGTATTATCCATATCTACACTGACAAACGTGGCCAGTCCATTCAGACGCGACATGCCGCAGAGCGGCTTGAACAAATCCCTGTCAGTCGGGTGTCCGGATTCACGTTACTGGCGGCCATGCGTGAAAAAGAAATTATGGATACGTTCAGCAGGAGTTACGAACGCGCCCGTAATGAACTGGAGTCTGATGCGGATATTCGCCATATTCGTATTGCAAAAAATCACGCGCAGCTGGCTGGTCTGCTGGATGCGCTCGCGATTGTTGTAACGTTGCCGGTTGAGCGCATAGAAAAACCCGTGCGGCTATCACTGCACTGGCCGTGGAACGCTGCCAGGCACTTAAAAAGGATCATCCTATGGTTCAGGAGTTCTGGGAGTTGTTTGATTACCTGGATGAACTGGCACCTTATGGCATCAATCATTCGTCTGATGAGAATGAAATAGCGGTTAATTTTAACCACATGGAGGAAGTCGCCGCTGCACACCGGCAGCGCATACCTTTTACCTTAACGGAAATCAAAAAGCTGCTTAAAAACGGTAATGAACGCCGTTTCATCAGGCAGGGAACCACACGCAGCGCAGTAAGTGAGCGTCATAATCGCGGTAAAGGGGATATGTCCAGAATGCCTGAGACCTTCCGGTGCTGGATATTTGGTCGAGAGAAATAAAAAAGGCACCGTGTGCGGTGCCATGTGTTATGCGGCCAGACTGGCTTTTAATAAATCCAGCGTCATTTGCTTCTGTTCTGGTGAGAATGAATTAATGATGGTCTGTAACATCATATCGCCTGTCTTCGCACTGGGGCTGAGTGTGTGGGAGAATGTCAGATTCAGTACAAATGTATGTCCGCACTCCACATCCGTACAGGCGCAATAAATATCTGAAATATGGGGGTGTTTGGGATTGGTTTTTCTGATAACCGCTTTTGCCCCGCACTCCGGACATTTTACTTTCAGTACCCGCATATCCCTCGCTCCGTTAATCTGAAAACGCTGATATTTTAGCCTTTTTCTGGACATTAATCACCTTCCAGCTCACTGTCTTTCAGGAAATTAAGGTACAGGTGGGGCGGTACATCACTTTCCTGCGCCACTGCGGCGCTGAACATACGCTGAATGGGTAAAATCTCCGCTTTACGGTATGTTTTAGCCGCTTTTTCAATATCGCCCATTATAGCTCCGTTGGTGGGGATAATCCCTGCCAGACCTGCCGGAAAACGATGCGCGGTCAGCACGTCCTGGGCGCTGATGCTTTTGATGTTCTGAAACTCATCTTTGGCGCTGATATCGCCAATCGGGATAAATTTGATGCCATCCGGATCGCCTTTGGGGATGTTCACAAACATGGTGCTGAAGTTCCCGATCCCCTTCGACTGCTCCAGCTTCTGAATGATTTCTTCTTCCACTTCGTCGGTCATATTCGGGTCGTTGCAATAAATCATGCCGCCCGTGTGACCACCGTTGTGGTAGTAACGCCGACGAAAAATCGTGGCTTCACCGTTGAGCATGGCGGAGTGGATGCCGCTGATGTAATCCGGAAGACCATAAATGGCCTGTTGCGGGTCGTACTGCCTGAGAAAAATAATATCTTCAGGCGGATAAATTACCGGTTCACCCTGCTGAAGTACAACAAATTCCCCGGTCTTACGCTGGCGGGTATAGAGTGCCGGCAGCGGGTAAAGTGCGATTACATCCCCCCAGCCGTTACGTACCTTGAGAATGGCCACATCACCGAACGTCAGCCAGTCAAACACGGCCGCGCCCAGTTGCTCATGCGTCAGGCCGCCGCCATCATAATTTGCTGTCACCATATTGCGGCGGGCATACAGCACGCCACCGTGCTGCGCGTTCAGGTTTACCAGTTGCGCCAGCGCCAGCCGGTCAATCGGGAGCGTCCAGTGTTCCGCTTCATTGTCATACCAGACGTCTGTATAGTTCGTGCCGGTCGTCAGAATGGGTTCTGGCTTACCCAGCGTGATAAGGCTCATATGGCGCGGTCTGGTAACGGTGCGGCGTTCCCTGTATTTCCGTTTTTTCATGCTGCTTTCCCTAAGTTGCCCCAGCGTGATTTTCGCTGGTTTTCAAAGTTTAATGGTTCGTTGTCAATGGCATGGGCGATAGCCCAGAAGCTGTCAGCGTGGCCGGTTTCAGCTGTGCGGTCGGCGACAAATGTCATGGCGTTACCGCTGGCCGTGGACGTTCTGCGGATGGTCATAAAGCTGGCAGCGATTTCCGTCTTCTCCTTATCCCATTCCACGCGGTTGTCTTCGATAACGTCGATCATCTTCATCACCAGGCGGTTTTTCGTTTCCACGCCGTAGCGGATAGCCACCGCCTGACGCATGGCAAAATGCTGCACATCCTCAAAGACACCACTCCCCAGCCCGGTGATATCAATGCCGATGTAGGTCATGTTGTACTGGCCAAACAGCTTCTTAATTTGTGCCGCCTGCCATTTCCAGTTCATTCCCTGCCAGTGGAATACGCGCAGCACGCGAAATTTTTCGCCCGCCACGATCGGCGGCGCGATAATCACGAAGGTGGATGTGTCCCCGCTGCGTGCAGGGTCATAGCCTGCCCACACTTCACGATTGCCGAATGGCCGTGGCAGGTTTTCGTCATGATCCTCCCAGATATCCGGATCAACACAGCAACGTTCGACGTGGGAGAACGAAAATACGCTGTCCTTGCTGTCCACGAACACGCACATGTACAGCATGTTGAAGGTGTCGCGGTTGTAGCGGTTGCGCAGCTTATCGATGCTGGCCAGGTTAAACCCGCCTGCGATCGCGTCTTCCAGCGTGATGATGTAGCGCCACTGGCCATCAGGACATAACCGTCCGCCGTCACGCAGCTCCTTCTCTGTTGGGAACGCCACGCGTGCGCGTTTTTTGTCGCCGCGCTTCCACTCTTCGCCTGTCCAGAACGGGTATGCCTGGTGTGTTTTGCTGCTGGGTGTGGAAAAGTAAGTGGTGCGCCATTTGTCGTGTGTGGCCATTGCGCTGGCCACTTCGTTTAACTTTGCAAAGTTGGGTACCCAGAAATATTCATCACAGTACAGATGGCCACTGTATGACTGGGCGGTGTTCTTGTTGGTTGACAGGAAGCGCAGCTCCGCGCCGTTGGACAAACGGATGGGGTTGCCGGTCAGCTCCACGCCGAAATACTGCTCCGCAATGTTGACGATATAGCTGCGGAATACTTCAGCCTGGGCTTTTGAGGCGGACAGGAAGATTTGTGGATCACCTGTCATAACCGCATTCTCAAACGCTTCTATTGAGAAATACCAGGTTGCGCCAATCTGGCGGCTTTTCAGGATGTTCCTGATTTGCTGATGAAGATTGTCGCGAAGGTGTTTCTGGTAGCCGAAAAGGTGCTCCAGCGCGAAACGGTCAAAATCCTCCTGGGTTAAGTGGCTGATATCGTTCTTTTTGTATTTGCCGCGTTTTCGGTGCTTTTCGTCGCCACAGGACTGGCGGGACGCCGGCGCATCACTTTCACTGTGTTTAATTTCTGCCAGCTTTTCCTGATGCTTATTATGCTGTGCACGGAGTTTCACCAGGTGAGAAACGAGGCTGTCCAGCTCCCGCAGCTCCAGTTCCGATTTCCCTTCACGTAATGTCAGTGACTGAATACGGCGGTTTAATGCGTCTTCTGTTGATTCATGACTGAGTAATTCCGCCCAGCAATATTTCTCCGCCCAGTAATAGACGATACGTCTGTTAGGCAGATTAAGTTCATCGGCAATTTCCTGCGGAGTATATCGTTTTAAATAGAGTGCCCGTGCAACGCCTTTTAATTCTTCACTGTATTTCGCCATTGGCTTCCTTGCCTTTATGTCAGTACTGTCTTTTCGGTTAAATCCGGAAGCAGTGGTATGTATGAATTATTCAGCAATTTGGTTTTCTTTTTTGAAAATAATTTCGTGGATATACGGATAAGCGACATAACCGAATTATTCCGGAATGAAGTGAATGCGGAAGCTAATTTTATTGGCGATACTGAAAACCGCAGCAGGAAGGGAGGCAATATGTCAGCTTCACAACTGGCAACAAACTGGATTTGTATCGCTACTGCGGGTGAAACGGTTGATAAGCGGGCTATTGAAGAGCAATGGCTACTGGATGCCGCTGAGTTATACGACCCCTCTTTGTATACGGCGCTGTTATGGCCGGAGCATTCCCGTAATTTCGGGAATATGGGGGAGGTGCTGGAATTAAAAGCTGAACGTGATGATGAAGGTATTTTGCGTTTATATGCTCGTTTATGTCCTGGTATTTCGTTACTTCAGGCGAACGCCAACGGGCAACTTTTATTTTTGTCGCCGGAATTCACACCGGACGGTAATTTCCGGAACACCGGTAAAACCTATCTGGAAGGGCTGGCAGTCACTGACAGCCCGGCAGGAGTGAGCACCACACGGCTACGTTTCAGCCGCACCAAAGGAAAACGCATCGGCCCGTATAAGCCGCTGGCGTTTGATGAAGTCAGGGAATTTAAAAAGGAAAAGGGAATGTCAAAGACCGCGAAAAAGGGCTGGCGCCATTTTTTCAGTATTGAAGAACCAGAAGCGACCGCGGAGCAGGAAACATCACAGCCTGATGCTTTACAGGCGCTCGCTGAAGCGCTGGATGCGATTGATAAGCGTGTATCTGCCATTGAAACCCGTTTGGGTGAGGCGGAAGAAGCGGTATCTGATGTCCAGGAAGATGTGGACACCGTTAAGGAAGTGGTGGATACCGAAGATTTTGCGCGCCTGGTGGGCAATCTGCCGGAGCTGGTGAAAAACTTCAGCAAACTGAACAGCAAAGTTACCCAGTTGCCGGATAAAAAATTCAGCAAGGGCAAAAAAGGCTTCAATTTCCTGTAAGGGATAACACAACTTTTCTTTAAGGAAAAGAATATGCAATTAAATGCGAAAGCCCGTGAGTTTCTGCGCCAGTACCACAATGGTCTGCGTGAATCCTACGGTGCGACCGATGGCGACCGCTGGTTTGCGCTGTCAGATCCGAAAGAAACCCAGATGCGTAATGCGCTGCTGGAGGAGTCATCTTTCCTGAATCTGTTGACGGTTGCTGATGTGGATCAGTTACAGGGGCAGGTGGTTCCGGTTGGCAGTTCTGGCCTGTATACCGGGCGTGTGCTGGATGGCCGTTTCCGTAAAAAAGTGGGCGTCAGCGGGAATGATTACAGGCTGGTCGAAACAGATTCGTGTGCCGCACTGACCTGGCAGTTGCTTTCTGTCTGGGCGAATGCCGGCGATGAAAACGAGTTTTTCCAGCGCGTCCAGGAGTTCACCAATCAGGCGTTTGCGCTGGATATGCTGCGTATCGGGTTTAATGGTACCAAAGTGGCAGAAACCACAAATGCGGAAACCAACCCGAACGGCGAGGATGTGAACAAGGGCTGGCATCAAATCGTTAAAGAGTGGAAGGACGGCCAGCAGATCATCACTGATAAGGTTGTGCTGGACGGTGACGGTAAAGGTGATTACGTGTCGCTGGATGCGATGGCATCCGATCTTATCAATGCCAAAATTCCGGCACAGTACCGTAATGATCCGCGTCTGGTGGTTCTGGTAGGTGCTGACCTGGTGGCGGCGGAGTCGTTCCGTCTGTATCAGAAAGCTGATAAACCCACTGAAAAGATTGCGGCACAGCTGCTGTCTGACAGTATCGCCGGCCGTACGGCTTATGTTCCGCCGTTTATGCCAGGCAAGCGCATGATTGTTACCACACTGCCTAACCTGCATATCTACACCCAGCGCGGTACGCGTCAGCGTAAAGCGGAGTTTGTGGAAGATCGCAAGCAGTATGAAAACAAATACCTGCGTAATGAAGGCTATGCCGTGGAATATCCGGAACTGTATGCCGCATTTGACGAAAGCGCGGTAACGATTGGGGCAACGGCTGCACCGTCAGCAGGCGCATAACGGGGGAAATGATGCAGTTGTCACCGGCACAGCGACACAGCGCGCGTATTGCAGCAGAACGGCTGCTGCGTCAGCAACAATCTCTCGACAGTGAAACCAGTCTGCACGTCCAGATTGCGGCACTGGAAAAGGATGTGGCAGCGGCCGCAGCGATTAGCAACCGTGCGGAGCGCATGGAGTTCAAGCGTGATGTGCTGTTGCCCCGCTGGATGCCGACCGCACAAACCTGGCTGGAAAGTGACAGCATGCATCAGAATCCCGTTTTTGCCTGGTGTGTCATCTGGCTGTTTGATACTGGCCAGTTCGATCAGGCGCTGGACTGGGCGGATGTGGCCATCGAACGGGGGCAGGAAACCCCGGCCGCGTTCGGCAGTGCGTTCCCGGTGTTTGTGGCCGATACGGTACTGGCCTGGGCGGAGACGGAAGCCGCACAGGGGCAGGATGTGGAGCCGTATTTCAGCCGCACGCTGGGAAACGTTATGCAGCACTGGAATGTGTATGAGTTCATCAAGGCCAAATATGTGAAATTTGCCGGTCTGCACCTGCTACGCGATGAGAACGGAGAGCCACGCGCAGCGGCAACGGAAGACAGGGATGTATTGCTCCGGGCGAAGGATTTGCTGGAGCAGGCGAAGGGATTCGACCCTAAATGTGGCGTTGGCACGATGTTGCAGCGTATTGCTGCCCGTCTGCGGGCGCTTGAAAAATAGTCATCGGAGAGTTCAAAAATGGGGTTTAAACATTCGCTTGGGCAAGCAGTGAAGATTTCTGTCAGCGGTGAGAAAGGGCATGTGAAAGCCCGTGCAGAATACACCCACTGCTGCAATCAGTATCTGATCCACTATCAGGCTGCTGATGGCCGTGCGGTTGATTCGTGGTTTGAAGAAGGCGAGATTCAGGCCGCAGTAAGCGGCGAATAAGACTACCGACCCGAAAGCGGGCGCGGTGGAGGGGATCGCATTAGCGTATCGCCCGTGGAAACCGGCCAGCCCGCTTTTTTCCGGAGGAACAGGATGTTCAGCGGAACTGCAATTGATTTTGATGATGCCATTCTGACGAATGATGGCTTCTGGCCAGACCTGAGCGTGAAGGATTTTCAGTCCCAGCGTGCTATTCCTGCCGATATCGACGCAGCCACCATCCGTCAGGCGCTGCTGACCGCAGCCGGTGAAATCAATGATGATCTGGTCAGGGTAGTGGCAGATTGTCGCCTCAGTGGCCATGCAAGCGCGGCGGACGTTCCGGGCGTTGAGATTGACGGTGAAAATCTGTTGTGCGCCCGTTACCGCAAGGCTGTTTTTGCCCGCGCCAAAGCTGACCTGATGGGCGAATTTGCGTCTGTTGGTCGCCGTGAAAGCCATCCGGGGCAGGAAAGCGATGAAACCCGCTCCAGTCTGATAGCGGAATCCACGCTGGCGGTACGGCGTATCAAAGGGCTGAAACGCATCACGGTGGCCATGATATGAGCCAGCTTACCGAATTAACGGATTTTCTCATTGCGAACATGCCCAGACGGGCAATGCAGGGATTTGACAGCCAGATGGATGAAATCGCATTCATCCCGGCACAGCGTGACACCGGGCTGGGGCAGTATCGCATTGCCATCATTCGTTATAACGCCGTGCTGACGTGGGAGCGTTATCCCTACCGTGAGTACGATCCCAAAATTCTGATGGCGTTATTTATGTCGTGGCTTTGTCAGGATGAGCGGGCGCTCTTTGAGGAAACCGGCATTGATGCCGAACTACCGGAATTTGATATCGAAACCATCGACCAGGAAACCGCCATTATGGTGGTGACGTTGCCAATGGTGGAGGAACTGAATCTGATCCCCGATCCCAAAGGTCAGATCCCGTTTGATGGCCAGCGCTGGAAGCTGGCAAACCCCGAAGTCTGGACGGCGGATGAGGTGACGGTGATCCCCGTCAATGAGGGGGAGGAATGATAAATGGCGAACTGAACCAGGAACAGTTCCGCCAGCTACAGGAGGCGCTGAAAAAACTGGATTTGCCTCCTGCCAAACGTCGCCGGCTGTTGTGGCGCATGGCGAAATACGGCGTGGAAACCGCAGCAAAGCGCAATGTGCGCAACCAGCAGTCACCGGAGGGGGATAAGTGGCAGGGGAGACAGACCCGGCGTAAAGGCAAAATGTTGCGCAATATGCCGAAACTTATCCGCATCCGTGAAATGCCGGAAACGGATTCCGTCAGGTTGTATCTGGCCGGTGGCCATTACCGGAATGCGAAGGGAAATCTGCCTGCCGGCGTGGTGGGTTATGTCCAGCAGAATGGCATGAGCGTAACCGTCAACCGCAGGCAGGTGGAAGGCCGTGAGCAGGGGGATAAACCTGCATCACTGCGACAGGCGAAACGTCTGCGTAAGGCCGGGTATAAAGTCAGGCGCGGCAAGCGCTGGCGTAAGCCCGGTTATAAGGAAATACAGGAAAAAATGACCGCCAGACAGGCAGGTTTGCTTATCCGGATACTGGAGGACAAACCGGTCAAAACATCCTGGCAGATTGATTTATCTGCCAGGGCGTTTCTGGGGATAGGTCAGGATGATTTTAACAGAGCGCTGGCACGACAGCTTCAGGCTATCGGGTTCGGCTGGGATGTTAACGCGCAGGATATCAGGGGGAGAGCATGACCTGGCCAATCGTAACCGTTAACCAGGTAAACCAGTTACTGGGTGAAACCAAAGAGGTGGAACGCACGTTGCTGTTTATCGGTACGGGTACCAAAAATGTGGGAAAAACTCTGGTTGTTAATGCACAGAGTGACTTTAACGCGCTACTGGGTGAGGGAAACAGTCCGTTAAAAAGTGATGTACTGGCTGCACTGGCGAACGCCGGGCAGAACTGGTGGGGGTTCATCCATGTGCTGGCCGCTGACAGTGAGTCAGGGGCGTGGGTTGATGCCGTCAAAGCTGCACAGGTTTCCTGCTCGGTGGAAGGCGTGGTGCTGTCGGATGATGTGGCTGCAAAAGAGCAGATTAACCAGGCGGCAACGTTGCGATCCGAACTGATTGCAAAATACGGTCGCTGGGTGTGGTTCATTCTGGCCGTACAGGGTATGCAGGAGGATGAATCACAGGCGGATTATCTGAAACGTCTGTCCACTCTTCAGCAGGGTATTGCTGAAAAAGCGGTGCAGCTGGTTCCGCGTCTCTGGGGGAATGAACCGGGTGTTCTGGCCGGTCGCCTCTGTAATCGCGCTGTTACCATCGCTGACAGTCCGGCGCGGGTAAAAACCGGGCCGTTACTGAATCTGGGCAGCGATGAACTGCCGGAAGATGGCACCGGGAAAACACTGGAGCTGGCCACCCTTAAAGCGCTGGAAGCGCAGCGCTACAGCGTGCCGATGTGGTATCCGGATTATGACGGCTTTTACTGGGCTGACGGTCGCACGCTGGATGTGGAAGGAGGTGATTATCAGTCCATTGAGACGCTGCGTATTGTGGACAAGGCCGCCCGTCGTGTCCGTCTGCTGGCTATCGGTAAGATTGCCGATCGCTCCCTGAACAGTACACCGGGAAGCATTGCCGCACACCAGACGCTGTTTGCCCGTCCGCTGCGTGAAATGTCCACGGCGGCCAGCATTAACGGTGTGTCATTTCCGGGCGAAGTGAAGCCACCGCAGGACGGTGACGTGACCATTGTCTGGAAGAACAAAAAGGCGGTGGATATCTACATTGTGGTGCGTACGTATGAAGTACCACTGCAAATCACCATCAGTCTGTTACTGGATGCGAGTCTGGAGGCCAGCGCATGACCAAACGTATTTCAGGGATGTCCTTTGACGTCTACGTGGACGGCGACCTGATCCATATTGAAAAGATTTCGCTGGATATCACCGACAACAGCGCCGCAGCTCAGACACGCGGTGTACCTGACGGCTATGTCGACGGCGATGTGGCCGCAGAGGGTGAAATTGAAGTCAGTTCAAAAGTGCTTCAGGTACTGACGGCCAAAGCCCGTTCAGCCGGTTCATGGCGGGGCATTCCCCCTGTGGACTTCCTTTTTTACGCCAAAGCCGGCAGCGAAGAAATGAAGGTGGAAACCTTCGGTAATAAGCTCCAGCTCAATAGTGTACTGGATGTTGATCCGAAGGGCAGCAGCGTGTCCACGCATAAAATTAAATACTTCGTGACCAGTCCGAAGTTCGTCAACATCAACGGCGTTCCGTATCTGGAAGCGGAGGCCACGGAAAACCTGATTGGATAAGGGGCAGCAGGGATGCAGGACTATGAAAAGGGATTTATTGCCCTTGTGGTTATGGGGGGGCTGATTGCACTGGGGAAACTACTTAACAGTGACGAGCCGATTACCCTTCGTCTGGTGGCCGGCCGTGTCATTGTCGGGGCCGGGTTATCTGTTATTGCCGGCGTTGCTCTTTACTTTGTACCAAATATTCATCCGCTGGCATTGCTGGGATTTGGTTCTGGTCTGGGGATTCTGGGACAAAACGTGGTGGAAGCATGGTTACGTAAACGTGGATTTGCCGGAATTTTGGGCAAGGGGGTGACAAAGTGACACTGAGCGAAAAACAACAGTTGTTTACCATTATGGTGGCAAATCTGATCCACTGGGCAGAAGAACACGGCTACCGGCTGACGTTCGGGGAGGCTTACCGCACGCCGGAACAGGCGGCGCTGAACGCTAAAAAGGGTAGCGGTATTACCAACAGTCTGCATACCCGGCGTCTGGCGGTGGATTTTAACCTGTTTGTTAACGGCCAGTACCAGACCCGCACAGAGGATTACCTGCCGCTGGGCGAATACTGGGAGTCACTGGGCGGCAGCTGGGGCGGGCGCTTCAAATCCAGGCCGGACGGCAATCATTTCAGTCTGGAACATGATGGGGTTCGCTGATGGATCGTGTGGTGGCGGGCTGGCTTGTGACGGTTGTTCTGGCCTTCTGGGCAGGCTGGAAGGCGGCTAACTGGCAGCGTGACAGTATCGATCTGGCCATCAGCCGGTCAGCCAGCGCTACCGGGGAAACGCTGGCGAGCGTGGCCAGTGAATCCGGGCGAAAACTGGAAGAACAACTGGAGGCTTTGAAAAATGCGCCGCCGCGTGAAATTCGTACGGAGGTGGTTAAACCGGTGTTTACTAACGTGTGCCTGTCTGATGACTTTGTCCGCATGTACAACGACGCCGTCACCAGTACCGAACTTACGTTATCAGGAAAACCTGAAAACTAAATGTGCCACGCAGCTGCCGCGCCTGAATGGCACGCAGGGAAAAGATGCGGCGGAATTACTGACACTTTATCTGGAGTTATACGGGCAGTGTGCTGCACGTCATAACACGCTGGTTGATGAAATTAATTTAAGAGAGAATATTATTTATGGAAAAAATTAATCTGATTGTATGTAAGAAAGAAATTACGTTTGAACCAAATCAGACGGCTTATAATAAATTCATCAATGAAATGGCAATGGATAATAAAGTGGCTCCAGCCCATAGTTATCTTATGCGTATTGTTGTACCAGAGTGTAAAGAAGCGCTGGAAGATATTCTGAAGCGTCCGGGGGCAGCGCTTCAACTTGCAGGTAAAATCAATGAGCTTTATGCGCCAGAGCTGGAAATTGAAGTAAAAAACTGACAAAGCGAGTCCGGTCAATCGAACAGAACGGACTCGAACAATATCTGATTTTACGGCGTCATTATTTACCGCACGGTCAGGATTCCGTGGATGATATTTCCGCCGCTATCTGGCTGGATAATCGCCACTGGGAAAATACGCGCATAGCGGTTGCTAACGGAATAAGCACCGCATTTAAAGGTTCAGGATGAAACAGTTAGATTTTACATTAAGCCTGATTGATAAACTGACGCGCCCGTTAAAGCAGGTGCAGAGCAGTGTCACAGGCTTTGCGGAAAAATCGAAAGCGGCCTTTACGCAGATTGGGGGCGGTGCGCTGGCTTTAGCCGGCACAGGGATGGCCATCAAAGGGGCGTTATCGCCGGCTATTGAGATGTATGACGCACTGAATGACGCTGCGGCAAAAGGGATTGATGATCAGGCTTTAAAGGCTGTCCAGCGTGATGCGCTGCGGTTCAGTATGACCTACGGTGCCAGCGCGGTGGAGTTTGTTAAGTCCACAGAAAATATTAATGCCTCCATTGCCGGCCTCGCCGGTAATGAGCTGCCGAAAGTGACAAAAGTTGCTAATACCCTGGCATTTGCCCTGAGATCCACATCTGCCGAAACGGCGGAATTTATGGGGCAGATGTTCGGTAACTTTTCCGCTGATGCGGAGCGTCTGGGCAAGGTTCAGTTCGCTGAGCAGTTGGCCGGAAAAATGGTGTATATGCGCAAGGTCTTCGGTACCGAAATGGGCACTATCAAAGACCTGATGGAAGGGGCGCGGGGCGTTGGTACCAACTACGGCGTCGGACTGGATGAACAGCTGGCCGTACTGGGGCAGCTTAACCGCACGCTGGGAACGGAAGCCAGCAGCGCTTACGAAGGCTTCATGACCGGAGCCATTGAGGGCGGTAAAAAGCTGGGGCTGTCCTTTACGGATGCCACCGGCAAAATGCTGTCCATGCCTGAAATGCTGATCAAGTTACAGGGCAAGTATGGCAAAAGCCTGGAAGGGAACCTGAAAGCACAGGCGGAGCTGGATGCGGCATTTGGTGACAGTTCGGCGGTGGTGAAACACCTGTACGGCAATGTGGCCTTACTGCAACGTAACATCACTGAGCTGGGCGGTTCTGACGGGCTGAAGCGTACACAGGAGATGGCCGGCAAACTGGTGAAACCGTGGGATCGCTTTGTACAGATCCTTAAGTCTGTTCAGACCGTCATTGGACTGACGTTGATCCCCGTCCTGTATCCGGTGCTGACCGCTGGCTGA